AGTTGTGGAAGAACAACCACAAGAAGAACAAGCAGAGCCAACCCCTATGGGAGAAGCTATTGCTAAAGCTACTCAATTTTTCGATCAGCATGGGGAACTAGACGAAGCAACATTTAAAGATTTAGAACAAGCTGGTATTCCAAGATCTTATGTAGAAGCTTATGTAAAAGGAAATACGTTGATAGCTGATACGGAATCTGCACAAGTTATGGAATCTGTAGGAGGACCTGAAAACTATCAAGCAATGAGTCAATGGGCTGGTGAAACTTTATCAGATCAAGAGCTAGAAAGTTATAATCAGATTGTTAACAGCGGTGATGTAAACCAAGCAACTATGGCTGTACAAGGACTCTACGCTCGTTTTCAATCAAACGCACAACAACCTTCTTTAATGCAAGGCTCAACAAAAGGTTCATCTAGTGGTCCTACTTTTCAGTCAGCCGCTGAAGTTATGCAAGCAATGAAAGATCCTCGTTATTCTAAGGATCCTGCGTATAGACGAACAGTAGAAGATAGACTTGCTAGGAGTAATGTACTGTGAGTATGGAATTACTAGCTATGCTTGGAGGCTCGTTGTCTGGGTTTGTTATGAAACTTATAGCAAGCCAAGCACAAGCACAAAAAGAACAGTTTGATAGAATGCTACAAAAACAAGGTGTAGCTGACGACTCTGCTGATCGTGCTAGTAAAAGAGATGGTGTTGCAGGACAAGTCGTACGTAGAACTATTGCACTATGTACTTTGTTTGCAGTAATATTTGCTCCTTTTATTTTAGCTTTTTTTAACGAGCCTGTAACTATTGAAGCTGGTCGAAGTGGAGGACTTTTTAACTTTTTATTTGGAGATACATTCTCTAAAGGCAATGGATGGATTGAATTAAACGGGTATGTCTTATTACCTGAAGTCCGTCAAACTATGCTGGCATTAGTAGGATTCTATTTTGGATCCTCACAAGTAAAATAATTTACCTACCGCAACTACTGTAGTAACTCGGTGCCCTTTGCGAAGGATAACACTCAGAGTGAATGTAAGATTGTAGGAAGATAAAACCCTAGTTAACGACACGAGGTTGTTAACGTTTAAACATTAATTAAGGAAATATAAATCATGGCAAATGGAAATACATCTCCATCAAGATTAGGCGTTAAAAATGCCGCTTCTGATGGTGCAGTTAATGACTTGTTCTTGAAAGTATTTTCGGGTGAAATTCTTACTACGTTCGAAGAATCGACTGTAATGAAAGAACTTCACACGATTCGTACGATCAGTAATGGTAAGTCAGCTCAGTTCCCTGTTACAGGTACAGCAACAGCTAAGTATCATACAGCAGGAGAGAGTATCGTAGATGCAGGTAATAGCTACCTATCATCTATTAAACATAATGAAAGAATCATATCTATTGATGATATGCTTATTTCATCTACATTCATCTCAAATATTGATGAGCTAAAGAATCACTACGATGTTCGTAGCATCTACGCTAAAGAACTTGGTAAGGCTCTTGCTTATCGTTTTGATGAAGCAACATTAAAAACATTGATTGCGGCTTCTTATGCAGACGCTAGTTATACTAATGGACCTGCTGGACAGCAAGGCACTCAAGCGTTAGTAGATGCTAATTCAGCTCTTAATGCGGCAAACATTGTTAAAGCATTGTTTGAAGCGGCTGAAATGTTAGACGGAGCAGACGTTCCTTCTGACGGACGTTTCGCTGTTGTAACTCCTGCTGTTTACTACACATTATTGACTGCTGATAATACAGCTATTAATAAAGATACAGTAAACGCTGGAAACGCAGACGTTGCTACTGGTGTTATAATGAATGTAGCTGGTATTAAACTAGTTAAGTCTAACCGATTAGCGGCTATCACAAAACTTACTACATCGCAAAATGCTGGTGACGTTGCAGGTGGTGGAAACGCTGACGATGCGGCTGGTGTAAACAACAATCCTTGGGATGTTGCCGCCGCAGGAGACGAAGGCGATGGTTACAACAAGACTGGTGGATTAACTACTAAGATGGTTGTAGGACACCCTTCAGCAATCGGTACGGTTAAGTTACTTGACTTAGCTACTGAGTCTGAATATCAAATCGAACGTCAAGGTACCTTATTTGTTGCGAAATACGCAATGGGTCACGGAATCTTACGTCCTGAATGTTCAATAGCATACGACTAATCAACTATGGGAGCTTCGGCTCCCTTTAACTTTTTAAGGAGAATTATTATGGCAGGTGAAGATTATGGCACTGGCGATAAAAAGCAAACCCCTGAGGATTGGTTGTGTAATGATGCAGGATCTTCTAATAAATATACACATACAGGAAACACTGTTACATTAGACTTATCACCTAGTATAAGTAACTATGCTACTACTACTACAGGATCTAGTGGAACATTGGACGCTGACACAGGCGATGTACGTGCGGCTTATTTAGCAGTAATTGAGTATTTACATGATAGATACAAACAAAAAGACGATACTGCAAACTTTAATATGCCAGATGATATGCATATGTCTAAGGCAGAAGTAAAAGATCCAAACACAGACACAATTACAACTGTTTATACTTTCCGTATTAAACAGACAGGTACTATAAGTGGTGGTTATACAACTCCAACTGGAAGTGTATCAGGACTACCATCAGAAACAAACGCAGGTTAAATCTTGTTTACAAAACACTACACCCTCCTTTTGGAGGGTACAATTTTTAAGGAGATATAAATGGCATTCGAAACAGGTACAAACCCGACAACACTAATACAATCTATTAATACTATGTTGTCTTGTATAGGTGAAGCACCTATTACCGCATCGGTATTCGAAAGCACTAACGCTCCACAACAAAGCACTATGGCTTATAACATACTAACCGAAGTTAGTCTTGACGTTCAGACTAAAGGTTGGTGGTTTGGTATGACAGGAGGCTCTAGTGATATATCTCTTAAACTAAGCCCAAAAACTGGATGGAACTCTGACTTACCTGAAGTGTTTAGACGTTATGTTACTATAAGATCCGCTAGAGTTTTACATAGTCGTTTAATAGCTGACGAAACTCAACAACAATTTACAGCTAACGAAGAAGCTGTAAGTTTTGCTAATTTATTACACGTACATATACAACACAGTAACTCTACAGCTGATATGTCTTTGTATCCACCTGAGTTAGCTCAGTTAGGTGTTGAAGAATTTCAATTTATACAAGCTAATGTAGAAGAAAAAATTGGTTTACTTAGACTTGATACAGAACTTAAACAAACAGCAAAACTAGAAAAAGAAACTACTGTATTAGATAAACAAGCTTCATTAATAGAAGCACAAGTAAATACGGAAATAGCACAAGCAAGTGATGTATTAAACAACGCCGCTATTAAAGAAGCTCAAAAAGAATTAATTGAGCAACAAACGCTTACTGAAGAAAAACAAACGGACGTTAAACAAGCAGAAAAGAATTTAGTTGTAGCTCAACGTGATAAAACCGCTAGAGAAACAAGTTTATTAGTAGACCAACAAGCTTTAACTAAAAGTCAAACAGTTGATGTTGCAAAAGATACTGAAGTTAAAGATTCGCAAAAAACTTTAATTGACGCTCAAGTTAATACTGAAACAGCAAGAACTAGTGATATTTTATCAGAGGCAAGATTAAAAGAAGCTCAAAGAGCTAAAGCATTTGCAGACAAGAATGTAGCAGTTAAACAACAACACTTACTAGACGAGCAAGTTAAAGATGTCAGACAAGATACTAAAGTTAAAGAAGCTCAAGAAGATTTATTACAAGCTCAAGTCAGTACAGAAGGTGTAAGAGCTTCCGACATTGCCGCTGACACAAGCCTTAAATCTCAACAAGAAAGTTTACTATCAGAGCAAACCACTACTGAAAGCACTAGACGTGCTGATATTGCCGCAGATACAAGTTTAAAAGGTAAACAAGAAGATTTAATTGACGCACAAGTTACAACAGAAAGCGTTCGTGCTTCAGACATTCAAGCAGATGTAGATCTTAAATTTGCTCAAAGAGCGAAAACCTTTGCTGAGAAAAACGTAGCATTAAAACAACAAGGTCTTGTTGATAATCAAACTCTTGATGTAGCTCAAGATACAGAAGTTAAGAAAGCTCAAGAAGCACTTGTAGATGCACAAACAATAACTGAAGGAGCTAGAGCTTCTGATATTATTGCTGACGTTGCTTTAAAAAATGAACAAATCGATCTGGTTACAAGACAAACTCAATCTGAATCAGCTCGGCGAACAGATATACTTGCTGATGCTTCTTTAAAAGGTAAACAAGAAGATCTAATAGAAGCTCAAATAACTACAGAAGGTGCACGTGCTTCTGATATATTATCAGATAAAGAAGTAAAAGAAGAACAAGCTAATCTGTTATCTAAACAAGCTTTGGATGTTGAACAGGATACTCAACTAAAAGAAGCTCAAGAAACTTTAATTACTGCACAAGCCTCAGACACGTTAAAAGATGCTGAAGTAAAAGAAGCTCAAGCTAGTTTACTTTCTGCTCAAAAGACTACTGAATTAAAACAAAAAGATTTAGTTACAGCACAGACGGCTGACGTTCAAGCTGACACTTCTTTAAAAGGCGTACAAGAGTCGTTAATTACGGCTCAAACTTCTGATACTTTAAAAGAAGCCGAAGTTAAAGATGCACAGAAAGATTTATTAAGTAAGCAAGCTACAGATGTTGAACAAGACACTGAAGTTAAAAAAGCTCAGGAAACTTTACTAGGTAAACAAGCAAGCGATATAGACGCTGATATTTCTTTGAAAGGTGTACAAGAGTCTTTGGTTACAGCACAAACTTCAGATACACTGAAAGACGCTGAAGTCAAAGATCAACAAGCGAATTTACTATCAAAACAATCACTTGATGTTGAGCAAGACACTAAAGTTAAGGAAGCCCAAGAAACATTAATAGGAGCACAAAAACTAGACGTAGAAGCCGACACAACTATTAAAGGGGTACAAGCAAATTTAATTACAGCACAAACTGAAGGTGTTGAAAAAGACACTGAAGTTAAAGATGTACAAAAGACACTAATATCAAAACAAACTGACGATCTTGATGCTGACATTACATTAAAAACTAAACAAGGAACTTTATTACAAGCACAAACGTCTGATGTAGGTGCAGATACTTTATTAAAATCTAAACAAGGAGATTTATTAGTATCTCAAAAATTCACTGACGTAACGCAACGAGGGTTAATAACAGCACAAAAAAATAAAGAAATTGCAGATAAAGAATTAAACTTTGATCCTGAGTTAAATCGATTTAATAACGAAAGTACTATTAATACATACAACGACCACGCACACGAATATAGAATGATGGGTATAACTGAAAAAGATTATACGTCAGTTTCAGCGGCTCGTAAAACAGAATTAACAAGAGACGCTATAAAGTTAAGAGCTTCTAGAGACACTAGTTTTAATCATGGTGTAAGTATTGTTAAAAGAATTTTAAGATTGGTAGGAGAACATCCAGTAACTACTGAAACTGAAACAGCTTTATCTTGTACAATTAGCTCATTAATATCAGATACAAACACAGAGTTACAAGGACGTGGTTGGTGGTTTAATACAGAATATGGTGTAACAGGACTTGTTAACGAAACATCTAAATTAATCGTCCACGCCGCTGTTGAAGACGGATCTGCTTTAAGTATTGAAATTGATGGTATTAACACTAGTATGAAAGCTAGAAACGGCGAGCTTTGTGTGTATAATTTAGACGACAAGACGTTTGAATTTGACTTAGATACTGAAGCAACTGTTATTTATCACAGACTTATTAATGAATTACCTTCTAAATACAAGGATTGGTTATGTGTAAGAGTAGCTAAAACAATTTGTGAAATGTATCCTCGTGAAGGAATGGATCTACAACGTCTAGCTATTTTAGATAGAGAATGCGAAACATACTTTAAAGACAGACAAAATGACGAAGGTGATTATAATATATTTGATAATCAAGACACATTAAATAGAATAGGAATTAACAGAAATTATTCATTAGTATAATTATGCCAAAAGTAAATATAAAAAAACCAAACATGGTTCAGGGGATTAACCAACAATCGGTTAATACTTCGCCTGAAGGGTACTGTAAAGACCAAGTTAACTTTAGTAGCAGTATTACAGCAGGTTTAAGTAAACGAGCTCCTACTGAATGGGTTTGTGAATTATTTAATCGTAATATAGCAGAAAATTCTTTAGTACATTTTATTGATAGAACTGATACAGAAAAATATTGTTTAGTGCACGAAGGTGATAGTTTATCAATTATTAATATGAGCACTGAAGAATTATCTCAAATTGCACTTTCGGCAGGTGTAGATAACTTACACCCGTATAATAGTTCAGACACAGCAACAATAGACGGCGTTACTTATACAAACCAAACAAGAAGTATTGTTGAACAGTTTGATGCAAATACAGATCTAGGAGAAAAACCTCCTTACGGAGGACCATCAGCTGACAGAACTTTGAATTTAGATACAGACGGAGTTTTTAATCAAAATAGTTTTAATTTTAACGGTAGTGGTACTGAATATTACGCAGAGGATGTAATTGAAACTACTCCAGCTTCAGATTGGGGCGTTCCAAGTGTAATTACTTTTGAACGTGTAAAAACTGTATCAGATGGCGATGGTATAGGTTGTACGTTAGACATAACTTTAACAATTAACAATACAACTAATAGAGGTGAATTAAGCTATACGGTACGAGACGGTGGTACAGGTTACGCCGCAAACGATAAAATAGTAGTAAATCGTTCTGACATATTTAGAAGGTTTTCATATAAATGGATGTCATCTTACGGAGAATACAACGATCCAAACGATTATAGTTTAGGTTACCAATACGATGAATGGTATGAAACAAATAATTTTACATGGACATTAACAGGCAATATTGTTTTAAAAGTAGATCAGTTAACAACGACAGCAAATCAAACTTCTTATCCTTTTGCAGAAGATGATTATCTATATAGCACAAATCCAGTTGACGAAATAAAACCTATGACTGTAGGTGATGTTACATTTCTAGCTAACACTACGAAAACAGTCCAAATGTTAGATACCAAGACTTTTCAAAGACACGCTAACAAAGGCATTGTGTTTATTAAACAAGGTGCGTTCTCAACAAAATACAAAGTAACCAATCAGGATGATGGTTCTGTAAGTGTTAAAACGTTAGCAGGACAACAACAAAGTGCAACGGCTCCTGATTTTGGTACTCGTGTTGCTACTAGTACAATTCTTACAAAACTTAGAGATAATAGTACCAATGGTGATATAGGTAGTTCCTCTAATGTAATTAATTCTCCTGTATATTCTAATACTAGTAGTAGATTAAATGTTGTTTATCAAAAAATGGGAGTAAACGAGCCAACTGATGAAGCTTACGGTTATGCTGGTTCGGCAAATGATTTAGATCGATTAAAAGAGGATGGTAACGACTACCGAACTATTCCTATTAATGATTATTCTTTTGCTTTTAATAAAAAAGAGGTTACAGGCTATCAGGCAGACAATCCTGTTTGGGATTCTTATTCAGCGTCTGATGATCTATCTGGAAATGGATTAGCTGTTATTACAGACATTGTTGATTCACTTGAAGATCTTCCGAAAGAGTGTTTACATATGTGGTACACAGCTGTAGTAGGTGACCAAGAAGAAAGTGCTGATGATTTTTATGTTAGGTACGAAGTGTCAGGTTTATCTAAAACGCTAGACAACACCGAACAAGCTTGGCTAGACGTGTTTGATAAAACAGGAAACGGTAACTGGGTAGAAACTTTTAAAAGTGGTATAAGACGATCTTTTGATCCTGATACGTTACCTGTTCAAATAATTAATAACACTTCTAACTCTTTTAAAGTAGTAACTATGGAAATGGATACTAGAGATGTAGGAGACGAATTAAGCAATCCTGATCCTTCGTTTGTTGGTCAAAAAATTAATGATATATTTTTACATAAAAATAGATTGGGTATACTTACATCAACTAACGTTGTATTATCACAAAGTGGATTAGGATCTTTTAATGAAGGTGATCCTATTGGAAAAAAACAAAAATATAATTTCTTTAGAACGTCAGTAAGGACCAATCTTTCTACAGATCCTATTGATGTTGCTATTGCAGATACTAGTGTAACTAACCTACAAGCCGCTGTGCCGTTTCTACAAAACTTGTTAATATTTGGTGACGATGCTCAGTATGTATTAAAAGGCGGAGAAGTATTAGATTCAGAAACAGTGTCTGTAGAAAACCTAACTCAGTTTTCTTCTTTAAAGAAAATAAGACCATTAGTAGTTGGATCCCATTTATATTTTCCTTTTGATCGTGGAACTTTTGCAGGTATAAATGAGTTTCATTCAGGTTTAAATGTAGACTCGTATTTAGCAAACGATGTAACAATCAACTGCCCTTCTTTAATACCTAATGATATTCAAAGTTTTACGTCATGCGGAGCTGAAAATACAATTGCTGTTACTACTAAAAATATAAACAACTCACTAACATCAATTATATATCTTTACACTAATTATATACAAAACGATAAAACTGTGTTTAATGCGTTTTATAAATTTGAAATTACAGG